ACTACCTGATGCCGTTCAGTGCGCAGTTCCGGGATTCCGATCTGCGCTCAGTTCGAGAGCTGGACGGCAATATGTGGCGACGCGCGTTCGACCTGACCGGTTTTCGCCAGTTGATGGATGCCGAGGCTGTCGCCGGGTTTGAGCGCGGCCTCGCGCCAGAACCGCCGGAGTTCACCGAAGGCAACATCCGCGCGACGTTCATTGATCTTCACCAGCAGGCCGGCGAGATGTTCCGGCGCGGCGTGGTCAACGTGTTTCGCGGCCTGTCCGACGCCTACCGCACCAATGCCAACGAGCCGTTCCGCATCGGGCGCAAGGTCGTGATGGGCTACATGATTCAGCTCGGCTGGACGCGCGGCCTGCAGGTACGCCACGGGCCCGGGCAGGACAAGCTCAACGACATTGACCGCGTTATCAAGACACTGGACGGCAAGCAGTTCAAGGCGCGCGATCTTGAGGCGTCCATGAATGCGGCCTTCCAGGACTGCGCGGTTTTCGAGGACGCCTACTACCGGGCGCGCGCGTTCAAGAACGGCAACATGCACCTCGAATTCCTGCGACCAGACTTGCTAGACCTGCTCAACGAGCAGATTGCTGAGCATTACGGCGAAAGTGCCCTGGCGCATGCGGTGTGAGCCGAATCCTGGAGAGGCCATGAACAGCCCGCCCCACCGCCTCGCCCTCACCGGCATAGCGCTCATGCTGTCCAGCGTCACAGTGGTTTCGGTATGCCTGGCCATCCTCGCGCTGATCACCGACCCGGTTCTGCGCTGGCTGTTCGCCGGCGGAGCGGCGCTGCTGGATCTGGCCAAGTACCTCTCGTGGCCACTGACTGCGCACCTGATGTCCGCCGGCCGCCAGTGGCTCGCCGCGGCGCTGATTGTCTGCGCCCTGGTGCTGGCCTCAGTGTCTGGCTGGGCGACCTATGACCGGCTGATGGCCGGGATGCTTGGCGGGTACGGCGCAGCAGCGGCAACGCAGCAGCGGATCGCAGACATTGAGGCGGCCAGACAGATCGACCTGGCGCACCTGGCTGCGCTGGACGCCGAGCGAGCATCCACGCAGATGCAGGCGGGTGCGCTGCGGCAACGCGGGATCGCCAGCAAGGCCCAGCAGCTTGAGGATGCCAAGGACGCGCAGCGCGAGAAAGCACGCCAGCGGCTGGATGACAGCTCCCGCGAGCTGGCCGAGCTGCGCGCCGTGCCTGCCAGGTCGGCCAGCCTGCCGCTGGGCTTGGCCGCCCTGCTCTGCATCGGGTTCGCGCTGGCCCTGGAGCTTGTTCCGGCGCTGTTGCTGGTCGCCCTGCGTGGCGTTGCCGGAGAGAAACAGCGCGAGAACACCCCGGAAACACAGCCAGCAACGCCGGAAACGCAGCCGGAAACAGATGCTGACGATGACCCCATGCTGTCCGCGCTGCTGCGGACTATCGCCAGCGCCGGCCCAGGCTCACCCGTTGTCCTGCGCGAGTTCGTGCGCTCGGCTGGGGTCGGAAATGCCCGGGCCAAGCGGCTGTTCAAGACAGCAGAAGAGCGCGGCGCGCTGAAACGGACGGCCACCGGGTACGTGTCCGCCTGATCGAAATTCGAGAGAACACCATGAATCGACCAACGTACTGCAGGACGACCGGCCAGCGTATCGGCGTCTGCGCCTGCTATCGGTGCAAGCCGGCAGAGACTGATCGCGCCCAGGTGGCGCAAGGGGAAGGGAAGTGAGCGAATTCAAAGTGCCGAAGGGCTGGAAGCTGGTGCCGGAAGAGCCGACGCCGCAAATGCTGGACGAAATCCATCTTGTCTCGGAGTTTACCGGCAAGGCGCTGACCGCCAGGTACCGAGCCATGCTCGACGCCGCCCCTGCTGCGCCGGTAGTGCAGGCAGAGCCGATACGCTACACAAACGATGGCGCTTTAGCTGAGTGCCCGTGCTGTGGGTCGCTCGACGTTGGCGGGGCGCACGACACTGTGAACTGCTATCGGTGCGACCTGAAAGTCACTCGGCCAAGGCCGCTGCAAAACGCTATCGCCGCCTGGAATACGCGCACCGGCAAACAAGTCGCCCCGCCCACCCATCCTGGCGCCGTGAGCCAGGCTGCTACCGATGTGCTGGCCGAGCGCCGCCGCCAGGTAGAGGCCGAGGGGTGGACGCCGGAACATGACGACGAGCACGGGCACGGGGAAATGGCGATGGCAGCATCGTGCTACGCGAAACACTATGTCTTGCTGCCTGCGCTGTCCGATGTCCCCGCTCTCTGGCCTTGGGGTGCGCGTTGGTGGAAGCCCAGTGACCCACGCCGCAACCTGATCAAGGCCGGCGCCCTGATCCTGGCCGAGATCGAGCGCCTGGACCGCGCAGCCCTGGCCGGCAAAGGAGGTGAGGCATGACAGTGCGTAACATCCACACCCGCGAGGGCTACGACATCTGGGACAAGCTGTGCGCGATCCCGTGTTACGGGTTCTTGCTGGCACCGGAAGGTAGCCGGGCGGTGAAGGCGGAAGGCATCGGCAACTGGATCGACAAGCATGCGGCCCAAGAGGTGGTCGACCAAGCGCAGAGCGAGCTCAACGAGCTGCGTGCCGCGCTGGCTGCCGTGACGGCGGAGCGAGATCGGCTGGCCAGGGATCTCGCCTTCACTGAGCAGTGGTATGCAGTACGCTTCGAGCGGCTGGCGGAACTTGGCAAGTCTGCGGGCTGCTGGGATGCCATGGCTGCGATCATTGCAAACGGAACGGCTGATTCGCACGAGCCGCCGACCTATGCCAGACAGCTCGTGAGAGCAAATCACCGGGCGGACGTGGCAGAGCGCGAGCGCGACCGGCTCCGCGCCGAGGTCGAGCGCCTGCGCAAGGAGCGAGTCCCGGCAGGGCTTTACCGCGAGCTTGTAGCTCTGCGTGAGCTTCGCAACCAGGCAAAGGCCTACATCGATGGCTATTTGCTTGACGAGATCGATGACGTTGATTGCTGCGTTTCGGAGGATCAGCACTTGTCTGCTGCGGCATTGAGCCGGTTGCTGCAAGAGGCGATTTCGGCCCAACGGGACGCCGCCCTGGCTGCAAAGGAGGTGAATCCGTGAGCATCGAGAAGATGCGGGAAGAGTTCGAGGCATGGATCTGCTCAGAGTTTGCGCCATATGGCGGCGTGAGCCTGGCCAATATTCAGGGCGGATATTGTGACGCTCTGGTGCAGGCCAGTTGGTCAGCATGGAAAGCCTCCCGCGACGCGCTGGTGGTGGAGCTGCCGGGCTCGCGCAGCCTATCGGCTTCGGATGATCCGTGGTCGGTGCGTGACTGGTGCAAGGACGCCATCGAATCCGCAGGTGTGAGGGTCAAGGAATGACCCGCCGCCTCATCCGCGCCGAGATCGAGGCCCAGGCCGGCACGCGCTGGGCTGACTTCATCCTCCAGGAAGGAGAATTCGCAGGAGCGCGCGACAGCTACCCGCCGAAGCCGAGACTGGCGATGGCAGACCAGCCGGAGCCGCAGATGCTGGATCGCTCGCCGATCGCCAGCCGGCACATCGCCGAAACCGGCGAAACGGTGCTGGAAACGGCACGCCGCTACCGGGCGCAGGGCGTGCGGATCTCAACTGCAGCGGCGAGGATCGGATTTGCCCACGGCGGCGCCCTGCGAGACTACATGAGGCGCAGCGGGCAGGAATGTCCGTGGCCGTCTAGGCGAAAGGCGCCGGCCTGACTCCGCGCACCGACCATCACAGCTCCGCCCTATCCCGCTCATCCGTCATCAAGATCTTGAGCCGGTGAAGGGCGACCAGCTCGCCGCCAACCTCGTCGCGCCAAGCGTCATGGATGGTCTTGTACATCTGGTCGATCTCGCGCATCACGCGCCGGTAGCGCTCGACCTCTAGGGTCAGGCGGCGCACGTCTTCGGCGCGCGGCTCGGCCCACATACGGCGCATCTCGGCGCGCGTGACGGGCCGGAACTCTGGAAGTTTGTTCATGGCAGCTCCTCTGCGCAGAGCTTGCCATATCCCTTTTCCACATCACACAGACTGCCGGCTCCGGTCGGCGGAGGATTTACTGTGCTCTCGAATCTACTGCACAAACTCACCGGCCGGCAGTGCCACTACAAGATTGTGCTCAGGTACACGCCGGACCATCGCAATGGACAAAACAACATCACGAGGATCATGACGATCTGGTTTGGCGATCAGCGAATGATTGCCGACGAGAGGGCGATCAAGAAGGCGGTGGTCGGCAACATGATCAGCTCGCTCCCAAAGCGCTTTCGCACAAACGGAAAGCTCGAAATCGCCGAGGCTTACTACCTTGGCTGGTTCAAGCCCCGCACTTGATAACCCACCCCATCGCATTCCCCCGGCCAGGCGCCGGGGTGGAGAGGTATTGCCCAATGGAACCGATGTTTCTCAGCCAGGAAGAAGTGCGCGAGCTGACGGGCGCCGGGACGAAGGCCGGCCAGATCCGCACCTTGCGCCAGAACGGCATCCGGCACACGATCAAGGCAAACGGCTGGCCTTGCGTCCCCCGCGCCGCTGTACTCGGCCAGCATCACCAGCCGCAAGAAAGCGCCACCTGGAAGCCTCGAAAGGCCGGATGACATGGGAAGACGACCGACAAAGCCGGGCGCGATCGCTCGGCTCAGGGAGCGCCGCAAGCCCAGCGGCAAGGTGTATTACTACTACGACGCTGGCGGGAAGCCTCGCCGGGAGATCCCGCTGGGCAGCGACTACGGCCTGGCCATCGTCAAATATGCCGAGCTGGAGCGCGACAGGACGGCGGACGGCATTCGCCAGGCGGTGATCACCTTCGCCTACGTCGCGGACCAGTACCTGATCGAGATCGTGCCCACCAAGGCGCCGGGCACCCAGGACAAGAACAAGCAAGAGCTGGCCCGTCTCAAGGAGTTTTTTTGCGACCCGCCTGCGCCGCTGGAGGCCATCCAGCCGCAGCACGTCAAGCAGTACCTGCGTTGGCGGAAAAGCGCTCCGGTATCCGCGAACCGCGAGAAGGCGCTGTTGTCGGCCATCTGGAATTACGCCCGCGAAGCTGGATATACCGCGCTGGCCAACCCCTGCGCCGGGGTCAAAGGCAACAAGGAGAAAGGCCGCGTCAACGTATACATCGAGGACAGCATGTTCCAGGCAGTCTACCAGGTGGGATGCGCCGGCTTGCGGGATGCCATGGACCTGGCCTACCTGACCGGCCAGCGCGTTGGCGACACCCTGCGCATGGATGAGCGCGACATTCGAGACGGACACATCGCGATCACCCAGGCCAAGACCAAGGCGAAACGGCGAATCGAGATTGCCGGGGAACTGGCCGCGCTGGTCGAGAGGATCAAGGCGCGGAAGGCGGGTCACAAGGTCCGCTCAACGCGGCTGGTTGTGACAGAGGACGGCGCACCCATGACGGCGGCGATGCTGCGGGGCAGGTTCGACAAGGCCAGGGAGGCTGCCGGAATCCCGAAAGCTGAATTCCAGTTCCGCGACCTACGGGCCAAGGCCGGCACCGACAAAGCGGAATCGAGCGGCGACATCATGCAGGCTCGCGATCAGCTCGGGCACACCACTGTCGTGATGACCGAGCAATATATCCGCGCGCGAAGAGGGAAAAAGGTCTTGCCGACCCGGTAAAACCCTCGAAATCTGGTCCGCAATTTTTTAGCCCCCCGCGCCACATGCGGCCTGCAAGGTGGTAAAAGTTGTTCTATTGCGGACCAGAATTCGCCGCAATGTGTTGATGACGTTGGATTTGTCTGGAGACTTAAAATCTCTCGACCGTCAAGGTCGTGCCGGTTCGAGTCCGGCTTCGGGCACCAGTGATCATGCGGGTTTCAGCAATTTGGTGCCCTGACAGCTTGGTCCGCAATTTCTAGTCTGGTCCGCAATTCTGCCGGCCGACACAGCCCTGCCGGGCAATCCGGCCTCGATTCGGGCGACCTATCCCTTACTCACGAACACTACTCGCGGCAGGTTGTCGCGCCTGGAAAAATTCCCTCTCTGCCTATTGCATAGGAACAACGTTCCTCATACATTAAAGCCATGCCAGCCACAACGGCGAGGCGAAACCAGGGAGCTGAACCATGAAAATCACTAACGACACCACCACCTACCAAGTTGCAGAGCTGATGGGCGCCGAGGCTGATGAGCTCGACGGCCGCATCATGATGGCACTGCTGAGCCGCGAGTGCGTCGTTAATACCGACGATCTGAGCGAAGCTGCCTGGCATGCGCTTCTCGAAGAAGTTTGCGAGATCCGCCGTCGCGAATTTGAGAGCGGGCTGTGAAGCCTGACGCCTCCCTCCACAATCCAGACCCGCGCTACCTGCGCGGGCTCCTGGAGCGCGCCGGGATCAGTCAGCGCAGGGCTGCCGAGCTGATCGGGATAACTGATCGGGCGATGCGCTACCACCTCAGCGACGAGGCGAGCGCATCATTCCGGCCGGCGCCCTATGCCGTTCAGTTTGCGCTGGAGTGCCTGGCGGCGAGTGAATCATAGGCCGCCTCGCAGGCCATGCCCGCTACTCGGGCGCGGTCAGCATACGCAGCCAGCTCTCCCGCTGCTGCGTCAATCCTGCCGAGCACGTCGGCGAGCACCAGGCGGGCGGCTTCGGCTGCCTCGCCTCCATCGGCAGCTCCGGGACTCGCGGCGGGTCGACGGGATAGCTCGGCGACTCGCTCGCGCAGCCGCTCAGCAGCAGAGCCAGCGGCAGCAACATCAGCGGCCACGGCGTCGAGTTTTTCTTGGGCATTGCGTTGCACCTCCATCATGCCGGCATGCCAGCCGGATTCGATTTTACGGGCGCGGGACTGGACATCGGCCAGGGCCTGCGCGTGATCGGCGCGGATCTCTGCGATCTGTTCGCCGAGCCTCCAGCCGTTGGCCAGCCAGCCCAGAAGCAGGCCGGCGGCCAGGGCAACTGCTGCGAGCCTCATGCCTCACGCTCCGACACGGGCGCGCCGTCGAGCTGCGCCAGGCCGGCGGCCGGCACCGGCACGCCAGCAGGCCAGCGGTAGCCCGTCACGCGCGCCACCGGGAATGACCGGACGTTGACGGCATCCGATTGGTTGCCGCCCAGCACCAGGATGTTGCCGGCGGCATCGCGACCGACGACAAACCCTACGTGGCCACCGCCCTCGCGGCTGAACACGGCAACGCAGCCATGCACCGGCGATTTCAGCGGCACACCCCATTCCAGGTACGACCGCGCGCTCTCGAAGCGCGTCGAACGGATGCCGGCGCGCTCCAGCATGGCGCCGACGAACGCAGCGCACCACGGAGTTTCGTCGTCGCGGATGCCGCCCCGTTTGATGTCGCGCCACATTTGCAGGATCTCAGGCGCGTGCTCGCCGCCCTTGATCTCGGTCAGGCCGATCCATTTGCGGGCCTCGGCAAGCCAGGGCGGATCAACACGCGAGCGCGCGCCGGCCTCCAGGTGACGAGTGAGCTTTTCGATCATGGGTTTTCTCCAGGCAAAAAAACCCGCTCTGGGGCGGGCTGGCTGACTAGATGACTCGAATTTTCCCGCTATACCCGGTTATTTCATTGAGCGAAAAGCCGGCGAACACTAGCCGCAGAAAACCAAGACCATTATCTGACGCAGTTACTGTAACTCCTGCCGGATTGCCTGCATCCAGACGAATAACTCCGCAAGTCAACACGCCAGAAACTACATCTGACTGACTGTGCAAAACGTTAATATCGAAGCGGACCGCTGACATGTTCTGGTTGAATCTGATTTTTGTATCGACTGTTAGAGTGCCCGGCGTTACCGATGCCTCACAGTACGGAATCACGTTACCGACGTTGAAGCACTCCCCGGAGTACGCCAGCGGTACCACGCCGGTTCCGCCGGAGGATGCAGCAGCATTGCGGAACCAGATTGCATGTGCGCCAACTGCGCTGTTGAAAATCATGTCATTTCGCATGACTTGGCAGCCTCCCGGGATTGTCCACCCCGGCGGAGCGCTAACCCAGCTTTCGTGGTTCAGGTCTGTCAACGCCTGGCTCGGAAGATGCACCGTATGCGTGCATCCGCTCCCAAAGATGACTTGGCCTTCGTTCTTGTTTGCTGATCCGAAATATCCGTCAATCCAGTTATCGACATCAATATCGATCAGGTTGTCCTCAAACTCACAATAGTCAATGACAAGGTTGTTCAGGTTGGCTGCAGACGATTTGATGGCGCGGTCGCACAGCTCAAAGTAAACGCCAGTGACGGCCATGCTGTAGACGATGCTCTTGAGGTGCAGGCCGATCTTTGCGCCTTCCGCTGAGCAGCCGGCAGGAAGCTCTACGCCCTGAACGCCTTGGTCAAATTCAAACACGATTCCTTTGCTGATACCTGACGGGCTGATGCCGCTGCCATGCACGCTGTCAAACGTCATCGTGTTGTTGGTGTCGACATACTGGAAAATCGGCATGTCGTCGGCGCGATCATCGCGGAACGGACGACCCTGGATGTCGCGCTGCGCCATGTAGAAGCATCGATCGGTCCAGATCATGCGGCCTGTGAAGTCGGTTGCGTAAAGCTTTTCGAGCACGCACCCGTGCAGCCAGTTTTTCAGCTTGATTGGCGTTGAGCAGCTCTTGAAATTGAACCCGATGATTGCGGAATTGTAATGGATGGTCCCGGCGCCCTCGTCTGGCTGGTCCCAGTTCGTTGCACCGCCAAGGGCGACGGTGGAGTATTGCCCGGATCCTGACTCGAATATCACCGAACTGCCATCGCCGATAATCTGGCTGTTATTGCCGATCAGCCGTACGCCTTTACCCTCAACGCCGACAGTCGGGATACGCTGAGGAATGAAGATCGTGCCAACTACCTTAACCTGCGATCCTTCTGGAAAGTGAAGCTCTCCCCCAGTCGACGGAATTTCATCAAGAGCAAGGCGAATTGCCGGACCATCATCCGTCACGCCATCAAGCTTTGCGCCATGCTTATGCACCCATGCAAAAAGCTCAAGATCAAGGATGTCTGGGAGCGGCGTCCCCTTGTGCTCTACAGCTTTCGAATCAACAAGAGCGGATGCTCCAATTGCAAGATCCTGGCGCAGCGTAGCGTCTCCAACGGAAACAAACGCTCCGCCCTCCGGAATCCCGGAACCAGTCGTCACGTACGGCAGTGACGTATCGGCAGCGGCACGCCAGAATTCACCCCCAGACCTAACAACCTGGTTGTATGCAGTCACCTGAATCCCTGGCGCATATTCACCAAGAAACTGATAGCCGCTGGCGGCCAGGAACTCGGCGAAGTCCTGCTCCATGCCGTGCCAAGTTTTGCGCGGCACGCCCAGGCGGTCAGGAGTTGAGCGCACAGAGCGAGAGGTTACGCGGATATCGAAGCTTTCCGCGTTATCAATCAGGTCGCGCGGATCGCGGCTCGGAACAGGATTGCCGGTGTTGTACGTCATGTGAATCTCCAGGCATTAAAAAACCCGCCGAAGCGGGTCTGGATGGAGCGGGGTGATTACGCAGGCGCGTTGTCGTCGTCCGCGTAGTAGCTGGGGTCGTATTGCAGGGCCGAAACGGAGCAGCTCCCATCGGCTGACGGCGTGATCTCCTCAATCACCGCGTCATAGCCGAGTCGCGTAGACGGCCCGAACAGCAGGCGCGACGGCTCGATAACCGGATCATCAATCAGCAGATCGAAATCGATGGCATCGGCCGGGAGCGACAGCTCGAATTCCGACACCTGCGTTGGCGTCAGCACGCCCGTGACCGTGCCGTCGTGGCGACGGATCAGGCACCGCGGCGCGGAAACCGACCAGTCCAGCGGCTCGCTGACGGTCAGCGCCACGCGGTCACCCTGCCACTCCGCGCCGATGATCAGCGAGGAAACCGTGGTCCCCGGCAGGTCGTCGGCCAGCGTCACGCGGTCCATGAATTCAAAATTCAGGGCGTCCAGCTCAGTATCACAACTGAACGACAGGCGCTGCCCGAGCAGCTTGCGCAGCCGACGCATGCCGATGCGCCATGCGCGCGTGCGGCCGGTGACGCCATCGACCGTCATCTTCTCGACCTTGCGCCCGGCACTGCCCGGCATTCGGCACCGGACCGTCTCGACTGTCCAGGTGGCCGCGTTCAGATACTCCACGTCGACGCCGTCGAAATCGTCGTGCGCCGGCGCCTGAAACGACACCTGCAGCGGCCCGCGCATTTCGTGCGGGCTGAGCGCGCCGGACGGCATAGACTGCACGCCCTCGCGAACTGCACTGATCAGGCCGCCCGAGAGTTTCAGGTGCCCCATGCCGGCGCCGAAGATCAGCCGAAGCACGTCGCGAACCGTCTGTTGCTCGGTGAAATCGAGGTCGAACGTCTCGCCGCGCGGGCCCCAATAGGCATCCTGCAGCGCGTCAATCTGCTGGGTGTCTAGCTCAGCCCGGCTGATGCCGAGGCTGTCGGTCACGCAGTAGACGGCATCGCGAATCGAGCGAGACAGGCCGCCCGGGTAGAGGCGGTTCGCAACCAGGCTGATTTTGCGATCGGACTGCGCGCTGAGCCGGCTGCCGGCGCGAATGGTGGCCGTCATGGTTGTGTAACCGGGATAGGACGTAGCGTGCGGCAGTCGCGCGCGCAGGCCGTACCAGTTCATGCGCTCATAGTCGCGGCTATTCCCGGTTGCGCCTACGCGACGCATGCGCACCTGCGGACGCATTGGATAGGGCAGCGTCAGCTTGTGCGTGAACCCGATCTGGTCGGCAGTTGCGTCCCAGTATTCGTGGGTGACAGTAGTCCAGTCCCCGCCAACTGCAGAGTCTCGCCATTGCAGCTGCGCCCATCTGCCAAGAGGCTCAAGATTCCCTTCGTTGTTGGCATAGCCGAGGCCGGCCGGGAGCAGGATGTCGTACTCCAGCTCCGCCACGAGCGCCCCCTCTGGCGCAGCGTAGAACGGCCCTACCCAGTTCTCGCCGGTCGGCGCGGTTGCGGCGTAGTAGTCCAGCACGGTTCTCGACGCCCAGCCGGACCAGCCGGCGTCAACCGCGCCCAGCAGCAGTCGGTCCACGCCGGCGCTTGTGCCGGAAACGGAGGTCAATTTGTACTGTGCCCCGCGATGGCTCAGCGAAAGTCGCACGTCGCCCAGTGGCAGGCCAGAAAACGGAGTAGCCGGCGAGCCGGGATCGCCCTCGCTCGGCGGCACTGCGTCGTCATAGTCCAGCTCGACGTATGCCGCCTGCGGAGGCGTGCCGCCAGAAGATGCCGTGCCAACCGTATATGTCGGCGAAACCCCGAACAGCTCAATGGGAGCGCTCGACTGGCTGATCACACCGCCCTGATAGGGTGACATCGGCTCGCCGATCAGCAGGCGTCCAGAGCTGTCCTGTGCAGTCAGGCCCATGCCAGACAGCTGCGACGTCAGGTCGGCAACCAGGGCCGACATGTTTGCGTAGTTGGCCGAACAGCTGAGGGTCCGCGTGACGCCCTGGTAGGTGATCGTCCAGACGGCCGGGTTTACCGAAAAATCGTAGGTGGTTGGCGCGGCGCTGGCCAGCACGGTTGACGGGGAGCCGCCGACGCCGGGCACGCCTGGCACCTCCGCCGCGTATGCGTAAACGACCAGGCTGTATTCCGCGCCTGCGTAGTGCAGCGAAACCTTCATGCCCACGCTCGGCGCCAGATCAGAAAGCGGCCCGCTGATGCGCGAGCGTGGCCCGACTTGCGCGATCTGATAGTTGTCCGGCGCGCGGATCACGACCGTATTGCCTGTCGTCCAGGATGCCGGGAATTCTGCTCCGCCGCCGACCAGCGACAGCGTTTTCCCGCTCAGGAACAGCGCGTCGGTGATCGGCGCCTCGCCGGCAGTTTCCTCGGAGCCCAGGTCGAGGCCGGGGGTGCCGCCGCCAGTAGCTCCAACCTCCAGGCAGAGATACCAGTTCTCGGCAGCCTGATCGCCGGCCAGCGATTCGCCCGGGTCGTATATCTCGAACGACGCATCGGCGCCGAGCGAAACGAACGGGGTACTCCCGACGCGCACGCTTCCGCCGAGCACCGAGTAGTCGCCAGGTCCGATGCACAGCAGCATCTGCGTTTCCATGCGCCGCTTGTTCACGAACCGCGATACCTGGGCGCTGATCAGGTCGGGGTAGATCCGCGACTGGCCCAGAAGCTCGCGCACCACGCCGCCCGGGCGCGCACGGTTGCCATTCGTCGCCGAGTCGCCAATCTGCCTGCCGGACTGGAAGCCGCCCGGCTTCGGCATGTCGAACAGGCCTTTGACGTACTCAAAGGCCTTCCACTGCAACGAATAGCCGGGGATGATGAAATCGACCCAGCTGCTGTTCTGCGGAATAGGGTAGATGCGCACGTCGCTGTCGGGCGTGATCTGCGTTTCTGCCCAGCACCTGTCAGGCACAGTCACGCCGTCAACGTCGATGGTGATCGGGTGCTGCCGATCATGCTGCCATCCACGGACATTGGCCGACAGCCAGCCGGCCAGGGTCGTTTCGCTCTCGACGGCGTGCGTTTCCAGCGGCTCGCCCGGCAGGCGCGACGGGTAGATGCGGATCATCGGTAAAACTCCACTCGGACGAACCGCCGCACGAAACGCGGCAATGGGGTGAGCCGGACATTGCTGCCGGAATTGCACTCCAGGACCTGCAGCACGCCATCAGCCTCGACGACAACGGCAACGTGCGTGAGCATGCTGCCCCGGTAGCACAGCGCGACGGCGCCTGGCTCGGGCTGGCAGCGCTCTCGCTCGCGGGTAAGCTCGTCGCCTGCCGCCTGCATCGAATCGCCCTGGCGCGCCTCGCCCCATTCCGGCCAGGCCGGCAGCCCCAGGTCTCGACGCACTTCCAGCACCAGGCCGTAGCAGTCGATTTCCGGCCACGCGCGGCCGCCCTCGACCCAGATTCCGTCGAGGTATTTGGTCAGGTCGGTCATAGGTAGCGAGTGCCAGGGAAAATGTCGGGGGTGTAGAAGTTGCGCGGCCAGCCGGTTTCCAGCAGGTTGAAGTAGCCGGCGGTCAAGCTGGCTTCCGTGCTGGTCCAGCTCCCGCCCTTGAGCTTGTATCGCTGTGGCGGCTCCGCCGGGGCCAGGAGGTCGGTGCTGACGTAGGTGCGAGCGATGATCTCGCACTGCCGACCAGCCTCCAGCAGCCCCCGAACGTAGGCGCTGATCTCGCCGGTGATGTTGCATACGGCGAATGTCAGATCCTGCGTTCCGTCCGCATTCCTGGTCGGCAGCGCCACGTCAAGTCCGCAGGCGGCGAACGTCGCGTCCTCGCCCGTCTCCAAGCGCGCCGTGACGTCCTCCCAGCCACCGACCAGCAGGTGCCGCGTCACGCCGTCGTTGACCTCCAGCGTGCGCAGGATCACCTCGCTTCCGCTGCTGGCGTAGAGTCGATTCAGGATGGTCATGCGCGTGGCCACTTCTCGTTCATGGCGATGTCGAGCAGGTCGGAGCCGAGGATGTATTCGGGGGCGACTGTCACCCAGCCAGGCGGAAGCACAGGGCGCTCGATCAGCTCAAGCGGGCAGCGGAAGCGCCAGGAACTGCGCCCAACCAGCTCAGGCCCCTGGTAAATATCGGTGAAGCGCGCGCGATACAGGCGAACGCCAAGGTCCGTCTTTAGCTGGCATTCGAAGGAAAGCGAGCCGCTGATCAGCACCTCATCCCACCACGCCTTGAACAGTTGCGCCTGGGCATCGCTCATGGTCACCGAGGCGGTGACGTAGGTCGGCGTCGACAAGTACTGCCTCCGCTGGCGTGATCGGCCGGACTGCATCGTGCTGCGCAGCAGCGGGCTGGCGGTCTGCATGTCGTAGCCCTGCCGCTCGAAACAGGGCAGGTAATCGGGGTACTGGATCATCCACCCACTCTCCTCATTCCGAATGCGCGCTGCAGCGCCTTGCTGGCCGCGCCATCGCTGCGGATGTTTGCTACGAACAGGTCGATGATCTGCCGGCCGTCCACCTCGCGCGTGTCGCGCTGCCCGGCTCGACCGGCGTCCTCAATCACGTTGATGGTGGGCGCCGACTGCCCATTGGCCATGCCGGCCTGGATGCGGTCGAGCGTGGCGTCCAGTTTGGCGCTGGTCCCGGCCGTGGTGACGCGCTCTCCCTTCTCCAGCAGCCAAGTGCCCGTGGCGGGAATCTTGTCGATACCGTCGTGCGCCATACCAGCAAGGCCAGCGGACGCCGCCGCCGATACCGCGGCAACCATCGGCGAGGTTGCCGCCAGCGCGGCAGCCATTGCGCCAGGTGCCAGACCAGGACCAACGATCGGAACCGCCGCCGTCGATGAGAACGCGTTGATACCGGCCGTCAGGCTGGCAGCCTGGGCATTTGCAGTCATGGCAACCACCGCGCCCGCCTGCGCTGGCTTTGCCAGCACCAACTTTGCGATCTCGTATGCAGCCCACTGCGCCAGCATCTGGCCAGTGGCGTTCACCACGGAGCGGATCATTCCCTCGGCCATCTGGTTGAAGGCATCGCCGGCGCTTTCAGCGTCAAGGATCACCGACTCGAAGGCGTCGCCGAACTGGCCTGAAAAGTTCTCGACAACGCTGGCGGCCATCTCGTTGAAGTTGGTCAGGCTTTCCTCGGCGCCGGCCAGCCATCGCTCCCAGAAACCAGCGTTGTCCAGCTCGGCTTGCGCCTGGGCCTCTCGTATCTGCTCAAGCTGCGAGTCAAGCGCCTCCTGAAGCCTCTCGCCCACCTCTTCGGCCTGATCTTCAGAGATCAACCCTGCGAGTACGCCTTCGCGGAGCTTCTCTATCTCGCGTTGGTAGGCAGCCAGTGCCTGCGATTGCTGCGACCACGACGACTCGACGACGGACGCAACCTCCCCGGCGAGGCGGTAGTACTCCTTCAGCTCGTCGTTCTGCTGCTTTTGCGCCTCGGTCGCCGCCTTGGGATTGGCCAGGTTCAATCCAAGGCCAGTCCCGGACTGCATGCCCGGAACCTGCATTGCTGCTACGGCAGTGCTGCGCCCACGCGCTTCCGCTACGGCGTCCTGCAGCTTCTTCAGCTCGGCCTGCAGCTCGGCTTCGTCGTAGTACTCAATCAGCCCATCCCTGCCGAACAGAATGGTCCTGTCGCCCCAGTTACCGGCGAGCATTCCTTGCACGCGCTCGATCTCGTCCTCAAGCAACGCGATGTTGTTGGCGTCGATCTCACCGCCCAGTCGGCGAATCCAGTTCACCGCCTCAACTGCGTTGTTGACGATGTAGACCAGGGCCTCGCCAATGCCGCCGGCCATGGCGCGCGCCGCGTCAACCGTGGCAGGATCGCTCAATACCTGCGTCAGCTGCTGCAGGTGCGGCAGCACATCGCCGGCAATCTCGGAGCCGATGTTGCTCAGCTGTTGCTTGAGAATGTCAGTCTCGGTCGAGAACTGCTGCGCGGCCCTGATGGCGTCATCCGACAGAACCAGACCAAGCCGCTCAGCCTCGTCGCCGAACCTCCCCATCTCCTTGCCGCCGCTGCGCAGCAGTGGGATCAGGGCTGTGGCGTCGTTGGCAATGGCCTCCATGAAGAAGGTCATTTCCTGCTGGTTGGCGCCGGCCTTTTCCAGCGTGTCGACGTAGAGGCCAAGCGCCTGCGGGCCAGACAGGTTGCGGAATTGATCGGCGGTGACGCCGACCTTCGGCGCGACCTGCTCGAAAAAATCCTTGAGCGGACCGCCTCCGGTGACAAGGAAGTCGCCAACCTTGTCGTTCACATCCTTGAGAATGTCGGACAGTTTGTCCTGCTCGATGCCGACCGTTCGCGTGCCTGCCGCGAAACGCTGGAACTCGCGCGTGCCGGTTCCCGCAATCTGGGCAAGCCTTCCCAGCTCTGCGGCATTCTCAATACTACGCGCAACCCATACGCCCATCGCAGCAACAGCAGCGCCGGCAGCAGCGGCAGATACCTTCGCAGCAGACTTGAGATTCTTCTCGACCGACTTGCGCCACTTTTCGGATTGTCGCTCGGCTTTGTCCATGCCGGCAACAAAGCCGCCGACGCGAGCGACAAGGTCAAGCGTGAGGGTGCCCAGTGATTTGCTGGCCATATTTTCTCCGGGCAAATAAAAACCCCGCCGAAGCGGGGCCCATGGTCTTTTGCGATGCGGCCTATTGGCTGCCCTGATCGACCGGCTCGCGGCGCGCCCACAGGGACCACACCAGCGCGCCGACCCATCCAAGAAGTGTCCAGCCAAGCACCAGATTCAGCGCTGCAAGGGCGCCCGCGTTCCGGTGCTCCCGATAGATCGCGATGATCATCGGCAGAAAATAGACAACCAGAGCAATACCGATAACCAGAAGGCCGCCCAGCATTTCTGACAAGCTGACTCCACCCACACCCATAAAAACGCCTCCGTGTTGAGGGCTTGAATGTATCGAAATGCCAGCATCAACCCCACGCTTTCATCGCATCATCCAGGGTCAATTCTGGCCGATCGAGGTGCGGAGCGAAGTCGAACAGGTCAAACGCAGGCGTGCCTTCCTTGCGGCGCGCGTTTGCGTACAGGCTGGCCAGCATGGACAGGCCCTGCTCGACGCGCAGGCCGGTGTTGAGGCTGCCGCGCCGCTGCCGGTATTTCGCCCAGGTAATGAATTCCGGATAGCTGAGCCGCTCCTGTGCCTCGGCAATGGTGCGGCCGCCGATGCCGTGCATCACCATCTCACACCAAAGCTCGTCCTCGGCGGTCAGCTCCCGGTCTTTCCCAGCCCGGCCACCTCGCCAATCACAACCAGCAGGGCAACGGTCAGGTTGCCGTCCAGCGGACCGCGCTCGGGATCTGCCTCACCGGTGATGTCCTCGGCGGTGAAAACCGGCTTTCCGTTCTCGTCGCAGATGCATGCGGCGATACGGCCCGCAACGGGGTCGCGGTCGCCCTTGCCGGACAGCAGGTCGGACACGGCCGACTTGTAGGACAGCGGGCGGACGTAGACGGTTGCGGTCAATTCCTGATCGCCCTGCTTCCAGGTGATCTCGCGCTCCACCGGGGCGCCGGTAAAGGCGCCCGCCTGCTTCAGATTGTCGAGAGTCAGTTTCACGGTGCGATCACCTTCTTGATCCAGGCGGCAGCGCCGGAGCGCTGAATTGCCACGTTGGTTTTCACGGTAGTGTTGGCGGCGAAGTCGAACGGAAAGTCGCCCACGTAGCCGTCGAACAGGAACCAGGTGCGGGTGGTCGGCAGCTCGAAGTCGTCACCCTCGCTGTTTACCGTGGGCGGAATGCCGAGGCCGTCGGACCAGCCCAGCGCCCATTTGATGGAGTCGAACTCCTCAGCGTCGGACTCGGACATCTCGTGAAGGCGAACGTGACTGTCGTTGCGCGGGTCGGCGTCGATGGTGAAGGTGGCCTGCCCGGGCGAGCGCATGCCCTTCATGTACTCGCGCGTCGTCTTGTCCAGGCACTCGATGACGATCTGGTCAGCGGGGTTGCCGCCACCGTTGAAGTTGTTCATGCACTCGACCTTCATGATCTCGAAGGTGCCGGGCGCGGTCTTGCTGGGCGCGAGCGCGTACAGCTCGGTGCCCTGGGTTTTCACGGCCATGGGGATTCCTCCTGGCGGGGTTTTCGCGGGAACAAAAAACCCCGCACTGGGCGGGGCTGTTGGGTGGGTAGCGGTTATCGGCGGACGAACCAGTCCACGTCGAAGCTGAACCGATAGCGGCGCGTCTCGTGGTCGCGCTCAGTACCGCTCCAGCGGGTTATGTGAGCGTGCGGCTCGATTGCATCGCGCAGTGCGGCTGCGATGCTCAGCGTGGTGGCGCTATCCGGCGCCCAGCAATCCACCTGAATGGCGAAACGGTCCATGTCTGGCGTGTCGCTCAGGTAGTTCTCCGGCAGACCGCCAACGTGTTGCCACACGGCATAGGTGGCCAGCCCCGGCGGCGCCTCGCCGAACGGGTACAGGTCGCAGTCGAGGCCGGCGCCCAGCACAGCGGCAACGCCAGGATCTGCCGAGCAAATGGCGAAGATGGGCGGGATCATGCTTGCGTTCCTTTCTTCGCGGCACGCTTGATGGCGCGGTCGATGGCTTTCTCGAACTCGGCGACGAAGGTGCTGGTGACCTCGCCCGTACTGCCTTCCAGCGCTGGCCGCATGAACGGCTGCGCTCGCGTATCCTCGGTGCCGAATTCAACGAATGCCCAGTAACGGGTGTCGCCGCCAGGGCCGCCCGGGTCGCTGCCTTTCGGCTTGGACTTCGGGATTCGCGCCCCGCCCAGCACGCCGACGCGGAAGCCCAGGTCGCCAGTTCGCTTGAACAGCCGGCCATTCCAGCGCATGGCGATGTTCTTGCTGATCTCTGCTGCGGTCTTGGGGTCGTCGATGCGCTTGGCGTTAGCCTCTGCCGCAGCGCGCACCACCTGCGCCGCCTTGCGCAGTGCGGCCCGGCCACCCTTGCGCTTGGTTTCGTACTTCACGGACTCCAGCTTGCCGAGCAGGCTGTCGAGGCCGGTGATCGAGAACTGGATGCCGTCAGCCATCGTTCACACCCTCCGACACCGGCAGCGTCAGGTATTCCAGGCCCGACTTGGTGTCCGGCAGCACGCCATGGATGTTGTAGACCCTGCCCCGGTGCAGGATGCGCATCGTCGCGTCGATATCGGGGCGGTAGCGGATGACGATCCGCGCCGTAACTTCGGACTGGGACGCCTGGGCCGCGATGAACTCACGGGCCGACAGCGGCTCGATGGAGGCCCAAAGCCTGGCTTCCTCCACCCACGCCTCAGACCATCCGCCGGTCTCCTCATCACGCACGCGCACCTTGCGCTCAACCGTTACACGGTGGCGCAGCTTGCCGTTGCGCATGTCACACCCCCAGGCCGACGCGGTAGAAGTGCAGCAGGCGCTCGGCGGTTGGATTTACGGAAACGATCGTTCCGGTCACGACTCCCTCTCGGTTTTCGTGCAGATCACCCACGATCAACAGGATCGCCGCACGAACCGAGGCCGGGAATACGTCATCGCTTCCCTCGCCTTCCCATGGAATGGGGCGGCCAAGGTACTGGCTGGCGTGGTCGGTAGCGGCCTCAAGCAGCCCTTCGAGGTACGGGTCAATCTCGCTATCCGGCTCTGGGTCAAGACGCAGGTGCGCCTTTACGTCTGGCAGTGTGATCATAGTGCTGGCACCCAATCCTCTCCGCTATCCCATGGCCGCGGCTGTCCGTGAAAGCAAACGACCTTGCACCCTTGCAGGCCGGCGCGCTTGACGTCGAAGTTGTATGAGCGAACGGCGCCCGGCATGACATCCTGCCAGCGCACAGGTTTGAGGACTTCAGCCAGGAAGCCTTGGTCGCCCCACTTCTCGCGAGTCGTGCAGCGCGCCATGTGCCCTACCGGGTCACGATTCCACTCTTCCCATACCTTGGCCTTGTCACCCTGGCTGATGTACATCAGGCCGCTTGCGGGCAAGTCCAGGCGCTTGAAGTCGGACAGCATGGCGGTCGTGCCGATCTGCTCAAGCTCGGCAGGATCGCACCGGACAACCGTGTCCAGGTCGAAGTACATCAGGTCGCCCGGAATCAGCGCCGGATCAAAGATGTTCATCTTCGACCACCAGCCCGGCCATTCGCCAGTTGGCTTCACGGTCGGAACGCCGTGCACGTCATCCTCGGTAACGCAGACCAGCCCAGGAACCTGACGAGCCAGCCATTGCACGTGCTCTGGGCGATACTCCTTGCCGGTTTTCAGCACGCAAACCCGCGTGACCTTTGCCTTTCGCTTGCGCTTGACGCCCAGCGCCTCTTCGAGCGATTGGCGAGGGAACATGTCAAGCGCCGTGTCGCGGCTGGCGTTGATGACCTCGACGCCTTCCATGCGCGGAGCCATGTGCGCGAACTGCGACGGGAACTTTCCGACGCTCTGGCAGTTGCCTAGCCCCTTCGGGTGGTCGCCGTGCCAGTGTCGCGTTCCGTCCTGCGAGTAGCGGCAGTCATAGCCCAGCATGATGATGCGCTCTGCGCCCCACTCCTTTGACAGCAGCAGCGCGCCGGCGCCAGAGTTGCGGCCATAGTCGCCCGTCACGCGCTCGGTTGTGCGACCGAACGGAGAAACGGTTACCAGACGGCCGCCGAATTTGGCTCGCGCCTCCTGGTAGTGCTTTTCCCACCACGGCGCATCCATTGCATACAGTGCATCAGCCCACGGCGCTATGCGGAAGGTGGTGTTGGTGACAATGACGGCTCGGCCGTCTTTCGCTTCCTTCCACGCCTTGACGGCTGCGGCGTCTGCGGTGGTGAGACTTGGGCCACTGGCGATGCAGACAACTTCGCGCCAGGGGCCGGCCGGGGGACCGCATTGACGGACTCAACCATGCGCACCAGGCCGGCGCGCCTGAGCGCTTCCGCCTGACGCTCGGATTCTTCCCACGACAAGCCGCGCTTGTAGCTTTGGCCGTTGTGCGTAAACGAGATTACCGCTGTAACACGAGCCATGAATTCCTCCAGAGAGGGCGGGGCCGAAGCCCCGCGCGCTCATCAGGCGCTGGCCGGCAGGCCGTCGAAATCGCCCTTCACGAAGGCTTCGGGGCGGTACACAGACAGGCCGACGCGCTCTTCGCAAAGGATGGTGACCATGTTCTTCACGAAGTTGTCGCGGTCCTCGGTGGAGACGGTCACGCTGACATCTTCGCGGTCCCAGCCCTGGGCGCCCTGCTGGAAGGAGCCGACCAGGAAGTCGCCCGCATCCATCGCCTGGGTGGCCACGACCGGACGACCCCACAGACCCGGAACAGCCAGGCCGGTCGGCGTGGTGAACAGGTACTGGTTGTCGGTGGTCTTGGTCAGCTCGATGGCTGCCCAGTCGATCGGGCTCAGCACGATGCCGTCAGCCTCGTACTCGGCCAGGGCAACCTGCAGCAGCGCAATGCGCAGGCGGTCGATGGCGGTCTCGGCCTGCACGGTCACGCCAGGGTTCGCGTAGGCGGAGGCCTGGGTGAAGATGCCGTTCAGGTTCAGGCCGACGCCGGAGCCCTTGAGCAACTGCGCCTCCTCCTTGACCTTGAGGCCATAGCGCAGGCGGCCGTCGATGTAGCTCTGCAGCATTGCGGCATCGGAAAGCACCTGGCGGGAAGCAATCACCCAGTGTGCAATGGTGGCCACCGGGTCGCTGTCCAGCTCGAAGGACAGGCTCGACTGCGGCTTCGGATCACTCGGGTTCTCGGACACCACATTGGCGTTATTGGTGAAGCCGGTCTCGCGCACGTACTCGATGGAGTTCGAGGTGGTGCGACCCCAGCTCAGCAGGTCACGCAGGAACAGGCGCTGCTGGGTCGGCTGAATCAGGCCGACGCGGGTCGGCTCGATCAGCACGCCGGCAGAGCTGTCCAGGCTGGTGATGGCGGCCTTCACGGGAACCGTGTGGCTCAGCTTGGCGCCGCCGGAGGCGCGGGCCGCAAACGCTTCGAAGCCGTCCGCTTCCAGGAAGGCCTGGCCCATGGACTTGGGAACCTCGCGGCCGCCGCCCTGCTCCAGCTTGACCATGTGCTGCTCGGCAGCCTGCAGGCGGGCATTCAGCTCGCCCTGGGTGGTCAGCAGGCTGTCGACCTTGGCCTTGGTTTCCTCGGAAAGCTGGGCGTGTGCCTTGATTTCCTTCTCGGCGCGCTCGGCGTTTGCCTTCAGCTGGTCGCCGACTTGCTTGAGGCTCGCATTGATGGCCTCGATGTTCTTCTCTACTTCGGACATTGGAATGTCTCCTTACACGGTGAGGGATGCCGCCAGCGCGGCTGTTTCGCGAAGCGCGGCGCTCAGGCCGCTGGTGGTGGCGTCACGCTCACCATCGCCGCCCGCGTCACGCAGGGAGGCTTTGAACTCTGAAATGAGGCGCATGGCCTCGGTGCGAGGCATGCCCGAGGCGCGAAGCGCGTTCTCGACACGGCGCACCGCGTGGGCGCCCGGCTTGTCCTCCCCGGTTTCGATCTCGTCGGAGGCCAGCAGCGAATCGGCAAAGCCCTGATCCACTGCCGCGCTCCCGCCGATCCAGGTCTCGCCATCCATCATTGTCTGGATGGTCTTGATATCCATGCTGGTGCGAGCCGCGTACACGTCCGCCATGCTGGCGTCGAACGGCTCCAGGTACTCGGCGTATGCCATGAAGTCGTGGCGGTTGCCTGCGGCGAGAATCCAGGCGTTGTGGATCATCAGGAACCCGGCCCGAGCCACCTGCACCTCGTCACCCGCCATGGCGATGATCGAAGCGGCGGACGCAGCCACGCCGAGCACTTTCACCGTGACGCGCCCCTTGTGTTCGCGGAGCAGGTTGTAGATCGCCAGCCCCTCGAACATGTCGCCGCCCGGGCTGTTGATGTTCACCACCACGTCTCGATCGCCGATGGCGCGCAGGGCGCCAGCGATGCGCTTGGCGGTCACGCCCTCGCCCGTCCAGTAGTCTTGGCCGATCACGTCGAAGACGCTGATGCTGTTGTCATCGCTGGCTGCCGCCTGAATTGTCGGATTCCAGCGGTTCAGCGCCTTGGGCGACAGGTCAAAGCGCACGCCGGCCACAGGGGCTCCGGCATGCGCGGCAGGCATGTTTCTACGCATTGGTGCTCCCTTGGGCCTGGCCCAGTTGGTCGATGGGGATCAGCGCGGTCTGCACGGTCAGCACATCGGCGTTGCCCCCCTTGAGCGGCAGGTTTTCTTTGGCCCGGCCTTCGTCTCGGGTCATCAGGCCGTTGTTGACCATCTTCGAGAGGTACTCGGCCCGGCCGGCGCTGTCGGCGCGCAGCAAGCCTTCGATGCTGAACTCGGCATAGAGACGCAGCTGCTCGACCGGGCTTAGCAGGTCCTTGTTGATTGCCTGCTCGATGCGCGTCAGCCAGGGGCGCAGCGTGAAGGTGAGGAAGCCAATCATCTGCTGCTCGATGCCGGTGCCCCAGCTCGTTGACTTCTCTGAGTGGCCGACCATGAAAGGCGGAACCCGGAACCAACGGCAGATCTCCTCGACGCTGAATGCGCGGGATTCCAGCAGCTGCGCGTCCTTCGGGTTGATGCCGATGGTCTTGGCATCCATGCCCCCTTCGAGCAGCGGCGACTCGCCGGCATTCAGCGCGCCAGAGATGGTCTTGAGGTTCTTGCGGAACTCCTCGCGCTGCTCTTTCTTGAGCACCTGTTGCATGGTGAACGCAACGGTCGGCGCCAGGCCTTTCTCGAACGTGCTGTTCGCGGCGTTGTTGGACGCCAGAGCAGAGCCGAACACCTGGGCGCCGTACTCGATCACGGAAACACCCCAGTCACCGTCGATGGTGAACCCCGGGATGCGGAAGATCCGCGATGCGGGGATTTCCCGCTGTGTCCCGTCGCGCTCGGTGTAGCGATAGCGGCGATTGCCCTTGCTGTCCTTCCCGACGGAGAGGCGCCCCGGAGAGAGGAAGTCGAGCGAAACCAGACGGCCGCCAATCACCCGCTTCTCGGCAAAACCGTTACCGCGCAGCAGCATGGAAACGATCATCGCCTCCCAGAACACCGCAGCGGTCGAGTCAGCGTTGGGCCTGGAGTGAATCAGCGTGTAAATCGGGTGGCCGGCAGCGCTACGCCGCCCCTCGCCTACGCGCTCGAACAATCCCAACGGGAGGGTAGAAATCGTCTCGGCGATGATCCTAGCGCACGCCCACACCGCCGAAAGCTGGAGGATGCTGCGCTCGTTGACCTGCTGTCCGGCGGCGGTCGCGCCGAAGGCCGACCAGAATGCGTCATCGGTCAGACCGACAGGCACGCCCAGCCAGTTCAGCACGGCTGCCTTGATGCGGCCGGGCTTTTTGGTTTGAGTCGTCATGCGATGATCGGCGCTCTCAGAAATTCATTGAAGTCAGCCGATTGGCTGGCCGGTGGATTCATCGCCATCAGCGATACGGCGTTGAATAGCGCCATCAGCGGGTCGATCTTGGCCGAGCCGCTGGCCTGCTTGGTGATGAGGATTGCGTTGCCTTTGGGCTCGACGCGGGCATTGCCGCAGCACCAGCGCATCAGCGGCTGATCTGCGACCAGCAGACCGCCCTCGGCCAGCTTTCGCTCGGCGGTCTTGATCGTGCCGCCCAGTCGCCAGCCCTGGCTGACGCCAACGAGCTTTTCCTCGTCAACCTCGCGCATCACGATGGCTTCCTTGATCGCTCCGATGCCGGCAGGGTCAAGCCCAACCAGATGCAGAAGGCCCGCCGCATAAACCTGCTCAACAATGTCCGCCACGCCGTCCACGTCATCACCGATGCGCTGGACCAGCACAACGTCGCCGGAGCGGGAAAAGTCGTGCAAGCTCGGGGCTATGTCCTTGCGGCGCTCCAGCACAGACGGGTGCGCCCAGGCACGACACCAAGCCAGCCACTCGCGGGTTTCACTGTCGCGCCCGACAACAGCCAGGCCGAGCAGGTCATCGAGGCCACCGCCGTCGATGCCAATGGTGACAACCTCGGAGCGCTCCAAGATTGCTTCGAGCGTGATCCCCTTGCGCGTCTGGCCCTCCCAGAACTCGGCGCCCGGCCAGCGGTTGCTGAGCAACGCCAAGCCGATCTCGACGTTGAGGAACTTCGACATGAACCCGCGCAGGGATTCCTCGCCGGACTCCTCGGCCTTGGCCAGCTCCCGCTCCAGGTACTCGCGATCAACCGAGTAGCCAAGGTTCGGGTTTACCACGTGGAAGTTTTCGGGCTTCCGGTGCTCGCCGGCATCGATCATTCGCTGCGGGAACTCGTAGATCACCGGCAGGAAGCGCTTGTCATCGATGCGGCCGTCTCGCACGCCGCGAGCGTATTGCAGCTTCTGCAAGAACACGCCAGCTGGGGGCTTGTCCGACTGCGTGGTGAGGTAAATGATGCAGCCCTCGGGCCGCGACGCCAGGCCGCCAGTGGCCTCGCGCAACATGTTCTCGGCGTTCGGACTGCTGCCGAACAAGTGGATCTCGTCCACCAGAATGAAGCTGGCTTTCTTGCCGCCCACGGTATTGGAGTCGGCCGCCACGATCTTGAGCGTTGCGCCGGTGCCTCGGTGCGTAATGGTCCGCACGTGGTCCTGCACATGCAGTAGGTCCGACAGCTCCTCGTCGTGCTTCACCATGTCACGCGCCGGGGCGTAGGCGTTGTTTGCCACCTCGATGGTGGGCGCCAGCACGATCAGCTCTGCCGACTGCCGCCAGTTGCGGATCAGCAGTGTCAGCATGATCGCTGCGGCAATGGTGGACTTCGAGTTCTTCTTCGGGATGACCAGAGCGAACTCTTTGATCTCGCGCCTGCCAGTGTCGGGGTCGTATGCGCCGAACACTGCGCCAGCGAAGTCGAACACCCAGGGCGCGCAGGCCTCGCCAATGGTGGGGCTGCCTGGCGCATCCACGATCCGCAGCTGCCGCATGACCTCAAGCCCGGCTTGAGCCTCGTCAGGGAACAGCGGCGCCATCGGGATCAGTGACTGGCCGGCAACGATCCTCTCCTCCCAGTCAGGGCAAGCAGTGGACCATTCCATTCAAATCACCGAGTGTTATCGACTGCCAGCCTTGGCGGCGCGCTTTGCCCGAACTTGCCGCCAGCCGCTTTCTTGGCTGCATCGGCCTTCTGGTCTTTCTTGCCCTGCTCGCCAGGCTTGGCAACCGTGAATGCTGCGAGTGCTTTGGCGGCGTCGAGGCGGAGCTTCGGCTCGGCTTCCAGGTCATTCATCATCTGGCGCATGAATTCCAGTGGGTCGCCGGCCTGCGCGGGGATGTGCGGATTAGGGTCAATCGCCGGCTCATCCTTTCGCTTCTGCTCGACCACGACAGCACGACCCATTGCTGCCTGGACGTCAGGGTCTTTCTCAAGCCTGGAGGCGGCCTGTGCGGCGGTTTTCTCAGGGCAGCCTGCGGCGATGGCAGCCTGCTTTTTCGGCGCACCAGCCAGCCGCGCAGCAGCGTAGCGGCGCTTCTGTTCAGTTAACGCCATGGTTAACGGCCCTCGTTAACGGGGATAAAATCTCTGAATGGG